CGCTTTATCGCGAATCATCATGTCACCTTCCCTTCGATTACCTTCCGGTTCTCGACGCGGAACCACCCATCGCGCGACACCTCAACCATCGCATAACCATGGTTCCAGTCGTTGAGCGGGCCGTAGGCCGGGTACAGATTGCACGCGCAACCGACCGACCACGCCGCCTCGAACTTGCCGCGGATGTTCCGCCGCGTGTACTCGGACGAGCGATGAAAGTGGTTCGTCATCGCGACATAGCCGGCCTTCAGATAGAGCCACCGGGCGGGCGAGACGCCGCCGCCCCCGCGGTACTCGTGGCCGTGAATGATGTTCAGCTTCCCGGCTTCAATCCGACGTTTCCCGCCGACCCATTCCGCGCCCACGTCGGCGAGCTTGAGCAGAGAGGGCACGTCGAACCCTTCGAGCCCGGAGATTACCGGCGCTCGCCGCATCAAGTAGCGTGTTAAGCGGTCGTCGTGATTCCCTTCCTTCACAATGATCCGGGCTTTCGGCAGCTTGCCGCGGAGCCATCGCAGGAGTTGCCGACCCACCTTGATTTCTTCGGAGTAGCGTGCCGCGCCGGGGTCTTTGTCGTGTTCGGACAGGTCGTGAGAGTCGAGCGTGTCGCCGTTGAGTAACACCCACTTCGCGTTACGTTTCACCGCTTCGGAAACGGCTCGTTCAATCGTCGGCCGGTCGTGGTACGGCAAATGAATGTCGCCGATCACCATCCCGACGCCTGAGCCTTCAATCGGGTAAATCTCGTAAGCCGGAGCCTGCGATTTCGGCAGTGACCGTTCCGACATGTGTCACCCGTGCGGACGTGAGGGGACAAAAAAGGGGCGACCAACGGCCGCCCCTGGGGGATTACTGAGCCGGCTTCGCGGCTTCTTCTTGCAGCTTGGCTTCGAGCCACTTCACAAGTTGCTCATCCGGGTCGTCCGGGTTCGCACTCTGCACCCCAGAACGGCGAGCCAGCACGATCCGAAGCAAGTCGAGAAGCTTCGGAAGCAACGGATTCGCCGGGGCGGGTTGCAACGGCACCGGGCCGGGTTCCGGGATCGGGGACGGCACGAGCGGGGACGGGGCGCGGAGCCGTTCGAGCAGCGGACGCAGCGCCGCGAGCAACGGCCCGAGCCCGAGCTTCGGGCCGAACAGTGCGAGGGCCGCCGCCGCGATCAGAACCCACGGGTTCGACAGGTCGAGGTTCAAGGTTGCTCCTTCGGTTTCGGGGAACGGAACAGGGATCGGAGGGCCAGCGCCGCGACGAACAACCACGGGGCGAACCGCCGCAGCGGGCACTCGCCGCCCGGACACGGGGCCGGCTCCGGGGGTTTCGGGTCGGGTCGAACCGGGTTCGGCTTCGGGTCGGGCTTCGGCCGGAACCGCAGCGCGAGATCGACGATTGCGATCAGCTCTTCCAGCGTGAACCCGGCCGGCGGAACCGACGCGACTTCCGCGGAACTGTCGCCGCCGCCTGTGGGCTTCCGGATCGACACGCCGGGCGTCAGCCCGAAATGGCCGACCGCCCAGTGATCCGGGGCGTAGGTTTGCAGGTGGAACCGCCCGCGGTCGGCCGGCGGGAGCTTGGCGATTGCGTCCCGCGCGGTCGCGAGGAACGCCGCGTCGCCGACGGCCGTCAGATAGAACCGGTCCCCGTCCGCGGGCAGTTCGTCGCCGAACGATCCGAGGGCCGCGTCGCGGTCCACCTCGCACCCGTTCAGCGAATACCACCGGCGCGAATGGATTTTCGCGGGGACTACGCCGAAGTTCCGCACTTCGCCCCCGTCCGTCGGCGGGGGTGTCGGGGCCGGGGTCGCGTCCGTCGCGAACTGGCCGGGGGAAACCTCCCGGTGAAACCCGCCGCCCCACCACGCGCCGACGATCCGCCCGCCGCGTCGAAGGATTCGGTACTCGCCCTGCGCGTCGTACCGCGGCGCGTCCCACTCGAACGGCCCGTCAGGCTCCGGGGCCGGCGTCGGGGCGATCCGCGTCGGGAGCGGGCAGCAACCGCCGGGACACTGGCCGACGGGCGTCAGCCATGCGTTCGCCTTGTGCGGGGGCGGGGGCGGGGCCAGCAACACGAACGCCCACCCGCCCTGCATCGCCCGCCAGCGTTGCAGGAACTCCGCGCGGGTCATCCACACCCACACGCCGGGCCGATTGTTGTCGATGATGGCCGCGCGGGTCGCGTCGAGGTAAACGAGATTCACCATGTGTGCAATCGGCCCGCGGTAGAAATCGTCGCGCCCCGCGTAGGTCACGCACACCGCGCGGCGGGTCGCAAGGGCGCGTTCGAGAAACGCCTCGTCGCCGCCCGTGTGCTGAACGTAGGCGGGCACGGTCGCCCCGCGTTCCCGGCAGAACTGCGACAGCATTTGGTCCACCTTCTCCGGCCACCCGCCGCCGGGCCGCCGCCGCATCCACTCCCGGAACCCGTCGAGTTCTCGCACGTTTTGCCAATCCGCGCCGAGTTGGATCGACGTGAACACGCACAGCCCCGCGCCGTCGGACCCGCCGACGTTCCGGATGTGCCGGGCCGCGGGGATGTCCACGGTCGCCCGGGTGCCGTCCGGCGACACCGGGCCGCCGGGCGTGAACGCTTCGGCCGCCGCGCTGTAGCAGCACCGGCATTTCGCGTCGCACGTCTCGCACTGGCACGCGGGGGACTCGCACCGACCGCCGGGCGGGGCGGACGCGGCGAGCCCGCCGAAACACAGCACGGCGCACAGGATCAAAAACGGCCGTCGCATCGGTCGCACCTCGTGGTTTGGGTTGTCGGTCGGTCGTTACTTGTCCGGCCGGTCGCCGGGGAGAGAGAGCCCTGCCGCGAGATACACCGCGAGCCGGGCGGAAACGGCGTCTTCGAGAACTGGCCGGAGCCCGCCGGCCCGGAGCGATTCGTTCAACTCGTCGCCGTAAGCGCGGAACAGCACCCGCACGATTTGCGGGATCGGGTCCGCGCTGGCGAGTAACGCCGCCGCCGCCGGAACGTTGCGGGCCGCCTCCCACCGGATTTGCGCCGCGTCCGACCAATCGAACGTTTTGACCGCGGATTCCGCCGCCTTCCGCTCGGCGTCGGTCGCCGCCGGGCGGAAGTCGATCCGCACCGTTGACGGGTCGCCGGGCGTGCCGACGCTCACCCCGTCGATCTCGGGACAGACGGCTCGGACGGCGGAATCGAGTCGGATGACGACGTTCATTGCCTGACGTTCCCCCACAGTTGGGCGACGGCAAACGTGGCGCTGGCAACCCCGTACTCGGCCACGAACGGCCGGATCGCCCCGAACGCGGGGAGGTTGTACCTCACTCCCATCGTCCGCCCGCCGCCCATCTGCCAGGAGTCGAACGCCGGGTACGTGGTCGTTGCGGTCCGGAACCACCCGACGCCGATGTATCCGGCCCCGCCGGTACATTCGCCGGTTGCCGCGAAATGCGGTACGTCGCTCGCCCACGGGTCGGCCAGGAGGCAATACAGGTCGGTCGTCGCGCCGTTCCGCCACTTCCGCCATGCCGCGGTAGTGTAGCTGTGCGAGGTGTTGTCCCCGATAGCCATGTGCCGGCCCACCCGGTTGTACATGTTGAACACGCCGCGACGGGTTGCGGAGTCGTCGCACTGGTTGTTGGTCGCGTTCAGCCAGATCGAGCCGAGGTAGGTTCGAGTCGTGGCCCCGGACTTGACCGGAACCCCGTCCACCTGCGCGATGGCCGTGCTGCGGGTCGAGTCGTTCGTCCACGCCCCTCCGAGTTCGAGCGTCGGGGTTCCGGCGTTGTCGTAGACGAACACGTCGTAAACGTTCAAGTTGGTGCCGGTGATCGCAATCGAGATTCCACTACCGCCGATGTCCATGACCTTCCACGCGGACCCCGTGTAGACCTTGACCTTCGTGTGCAGGTAAGGCAGGTAATACAGGGTCGTCGCCGCGGTGATGTCGGACTCGGTGACGGGAATCGTCGAGGACAGCGTGAGCCGGCCGCCGGGGATCATGGAGGCAATCGGCGCACCGACGGCCGGAACGCTCCAATTACCCGTCCCGTCCAGGTACTCCGTCGCGACGTTGCTGAGCTTCCGCAACAGCCCGTGCCGCGCCGTCGTCGCGTTGCCCGTGGTGTTGTCCGCGAGTAGAAGTTTGGCCTCCGTCACCTGCGAATCGGCAATCTTCGCGGTCGTGACCGCGTTGTCCGCGAGTTTGCCGGGCTCAACCCCGTCGTCGGCGATCTTGTCGCCGCTCACGGCACCCGTGGCAATCGTCGTCGCGAACCCGCCGGAACTCGTCACGTCGCCCGACAACTCGCCGCCGCTCGTCGTCGTGCCGTTGCCGCGGATGAACCCGGTCAGCGTCGTCGGCGACGAGCCGATAGACGTGATGCCGGTCGGCGGCGGGTCCACCCACGCGGGCACGCCGGCCGCGCCGCCGAGAATTTTCGAGTTCGAGACGAACGGGAGCCGTCGCCACCGGGTGCCGTCGTGATAGAGAACGTCGCCGGTCGCCCCCTGAAACCCGGTGATAATCCCGCCGCGGAACACGAACCCCGCGTTCGCGTCCGTCTCCGTCACGCCGGGGTTGCCTGCCGAGTCACCGACGCGGAACCCGTATGCCGACGCCACCCACCCGTTCACGCCGGTCGGGTTGGTCGAGCCGTCGTATGTCGCCACGCACGGGGCGGAAATGACACGTTCCGCGGTCAGTTTCCCCCGGACCGTGAGTAGCGATTTATCCTTCGTCGCGATGTCGGAGGTGTCGAAGAATACAGCCGTCCGAGTCCGCGGAGCCGTATCGTTCGGGTCCGTGAGCAGGCGGAACACCGGGTTCTCGACGATCCCCGAAGACGGCTCGAATGTCGAATGCGAGTCGAGCACGACGAACAGGCCGATGAGCCCCGTGAAACTCCCCCCGCCGCTGGCGTCGTTGCACGACGTGTTCACCACTACGGCACGGTTGAAGAGCTTCGCGCCGTCGCCGAGCCGCTGACCCGTGAGGCTCACCACGCCGTAGGTTGCAATGTCGGCGTCGATGTTCGCCGGCGTGCCGATGGCTCGCGGTCGGACCACCCCGGCAACGTCCACGTCGCCGAGTAGAAGGCACTCGTAGACCCGGTTCACCTGGGGCGGGCGCGGTGCCGAGCCCGTCATCGGCAACGTGTTCGGCCACAACAGCGTGAACCAAACCTGAGCCCCGAGCGTGACGTTCGTGTCGTCCGCGCCGATCCCGACGATGGTCCCCGAGTAGCATTGCAGCCCGGCCCCGGACGTGCCGCCGGCCGTCGCGGAGTCCGCCCGAACCATCACCCACCGCGAACCGCCGCCGCCGGTCCCGCGCCGCCGGAACACCGGAGCGTCGTCGCCTTCCTGCAGCAACCCCCGCAGTTTCCCGGCGGTCGCCTCCGAGAGCAGGATTCCCGTCATGGTGCCTCACGCGATGAGAGCCGAGAAATTCACCTCTCGGAAATACCGGTAGACGCGGTAAACCGGCGGGTCGCCCACCTTGAGCCGGAGCCCGTTCCCGTCGAGCGGGACCGGGTCGGGGATGTCCTGCCCGGCCGCGTCGCGAATCCGCCGGAGTTTGGTCGCCCCGCCGCCGACCTCTTCCGCGTAGACCCGCTCCATCAGGCCCGCGTCGAGGATTTGCAAGTCCCATGTATCCCACTTCAACGCGAGGTTGTACGTCACCTGCCAGTAGGCCGTACCGTTCTCGTATTGACTCTGGGCGTCCACGCTGACGCACTTCACCGTTCGCGGGGCCGCGCCCCGCCACGCGATCGCGTTGACCGCGTCCTGCAGCGCGACCGCCGCGGGGAAGTTCCACGTCGCGCGGTTGATCGTGACGGAAACCGTCGGCCGCGACACCTCGACCATTTGCGGCGGGTCGAACGGCACGCTGGCGCTGTTCGTGATCGGGGTCGGATTCGCCGCCGCAACGCCGGCCGTGACGAGCCGACCGAACCGCGCAACCTCTTGGAACTTCTCGAACCCGAACTTCCAGACCGGCGGGCGGGCGAGCGGGTTTTCCGGCAGTTCGGCGGGGTCGTTCTCCGTGCCGGGGTCCGTCTCACTCGCCCCCGGTTGGGCCGCCTCCGGCGCGGGCAGCTCGGACGAGTATTTGACGGCGACCGTCCACCGCGTCGGGCTTTCGCTGTTCTGCGTGGGCGTGATTTCCTGCACCACCGCCCCGAAGTCTTCCGGGTGCGGCGAGCCGAACAGCGGGAGCCCGAGAGCCGTCGCCCCGAACCCGAGCGCGACTACCGGCCCGTCGGCGGGCGTGCTCGTCGTCACCTCGAACACGCGAGTGTATTCCCGCCGCCGGCCGTCGAGAACCTGCGAACCCTCTCGCCCCTCCCAGATTTCGTGGACGCTGACGACGGCCATTACCAAACCCTCAGGTTTCCAATGGTGTCCCGAACCGTGGCGGACACTTCCTTCACCGCCTCGCGGGTCCGCTGTTCCTCTGCGAGCTGTTTCTTCGCGATCTCGACCGGGTCGCGGCCGGCCCCGCCGGCCCCGAACTCGTTTTTCACGATGGCGGAATACGCTTCCTTGCTCCCCCTCTCGAACGCGCCGGCGAGTTCCATCTTCTGAGCGGGTTGCATCCGCGGGCGCGGGGCGTTGAATTTCGCTTCGGCCTTGTCGAACCAGGCGTTCACGTCGTTGACGCTGTTGCCGAAATCGCGGAGCGCGTTGGAGCCCTGTGCCCGCATCCCCTGCCCTAGCTCTTTCAACGAGTCCGCCCACCCGCCGATTCGGTCCGCACCCGACGCGAACCGTCGGGTGAGTTCGTTGTCGCCGATGGTGTCCTTCGCCACGTCCGCGGACGCCTTCGCCACGTCCGCCAGCGCGCCGAGAATTTTCCCGAGCGATTCGACGATGAGCCCGGCCGCAACGCTCACCACGCGAACGCCGACCTTCATTCCGTCCCAGACGTAAGCGAACCCGACGCCGATCCGCCGGGCCGTGAGCAATACGATTTGCTCGACGGATCGAGCGTTCTCGCCGATCCCCGTTTGCGCTGTGATCCACGCCCCGATATGTTCGATGATGCCGGCGACCGTCTCCGCGAACACGGTCGCCACCTCGCCGACGACGAACAGGATTGCGCCGATGGCGCGGCTGACGCGGTCGAAGACCGGCCAGAGCAGTTCGAGCCCGCGGGAAATGGCGTCGGAAACCGCCTCGATCCCCGGACCCATGTTCGCGCCGAACTTCACCGCGACCGCCGCGACCGTATCGAACAGCCGGTCAACCGCGTTGCTCGCCGCGTCGAGCCGGCCTAGGTCGCGGTCGTTGACCGCTAGACCGCCGAGATTGAACTTCGATCCGCCGCCGGCCGCGAGCCGCTTCAGCGGCTCGTCGATCTGCCCCCAAACCTTCTTGGCCAACTCGATCCCGACGCCGATCCCGCCGCCGAGAAGGAGCTTCGAGAACAGCCCGCCGCCCTTGTCGCCGCCCGCCGATTTCGCCGCGGTCGCCTGAGCCTTCCCCGCGAATTTCGCGACCTGCCCTTCGGCTTTCGCGAGCCCGGCCGCGAGCCCGTCGGCGTTCGCCGACAGCACGACGGACGCGGACCCAATCGCGTTATTGGCCACGGTCGAACCACCTTTCCGCGTTGGCCGCCGCCGATTCCAGCCACGCCGTCAGCCGGGCCGCGTCCGCCCGCGGGTTCCTCGCCTGGAACCGCGGAACGAGCTGGTTCGCGCGGACGCGGGAGCCCATCGCCTGAGCCGCCGCCGCCCCCGCGTTCGCGGTCGCCCATTCGAGCCGGTCCGCGTCGAACCCGTATCGCAGGTAGTACCGCCGCCAGTGCTCGAACTCGGACGACGACATGCCGGCGAGCATGGACGCGACCGATGCCGCCCGGAGATGGGACGCGAGCCGGAAGGCGAATTCTAGTTCCGGCTCGCCGTCGAAGGGTCCGGGCTGTCGTCCGCGAGCCCGTTGAGTTGCAGCACCCGCACCGCGACCGCTTCGAGGGCCGCGCCGTCGAGGTGGCCCACCGCGTCGAGGTCCGCGGGGGTGAACAGCCGGTTCCCGGCTTCGTCGCAGACCGACGCCACGAACAGCCGTTCGTAGAGCCGGCCGGCGTCGGCCTTGTGTTCCCGCTGGAACGCTTGCCGTTCGGCCGCCGTCCACCGGCGGACGTGAACCGTCCGGCCGCCCGGAAGCGTCACCGGCTCCGGGTAGACCGCAAGGAACGACAGGATTTCGCTTCGAGTCTGTGACACAATGCCCCCGTTGGTAGCCGCCTCAATAACCCCTCTCCGAGTGCACCGCCTTGTATGCACGGATTCGGAGGAATTCGGGAAAGTTTCTCACGTCGTCGGGCCGTTCACGGTGACGGTCGCCGTACAGGTCATGATCCCGTCGGCCGCGATCTCGTTTTGTTTGTTCTGCGTGACGATGCCGGGCGTCGAACGCTGCGTACCGCCGTTCGGCGTGATCCGGAAGTTTTTCGACAAGCCCTTCAACGCCTCGATCCGGGCGTAGAGCGTGTTCGTGTACTCGTAGGTGAAGGACCACGTCCCGCCGTCGCGGGTCGCGACGACCTTCCCGATCAGCCCGTTGTTCGTCAGGTCCAACCGCTTGGACTCGGCAATCTGAATCTCTTCGGCGGGCGGGTCGATTGAAACCACGTCGGGGATCGCAACGAACGAGTTGCCGCCGCCGTCGTCCACGAAGAGGGTCGTCCCCAAGCCAATCGTTCCGGGCATAGTCGAGACTCCGAATCAGGGGGTGAGCGTCAGCCGCGGAACCACACCGCGAACGTGTGACTCACGAGGCGGGTCGTGTCGTCGAGAATCGTCGTGTCGGAATCGACGTGAAACGCGCCTTCGATCCCGCTGGCCGTGTCCTGCCATGCGTTCAGCGCGTCAACCACGGACGCCGCGACCGGGTTGACCTCGGATTCGGTCCGCCCCATCGAGTCCACGCGGACGAGGTATTTGCGGGGCCGGCCGGCCGCCCCGTCGAGGTTCGCGCCGGACTCCGCGCCGACCCGTTGCAACACCACGCTCGGGGGCGTCGGGTCTTGCGTCGTCGCCTGCGGGTAGACCCGCGGCCCGACGAGTTGCGTCAGCGGGTTCCACGTTTTGAGCCGGTGAACGATGGCCGATTCCATCGTGGCAATCGAGGGCATCAGCGTTTCCCCTGAAGTCTGCGAATGGCCGCCTTCGCGATTTCCTTCTCGATCTCGATCCCGAGCCGTTTCGTGACGGCCGTCGCAATCGCCGCCTTGTTCCCCGTGTAGGCGGGCCGGAGGAACGGCCGGGGCCGGGTGCCGGGGTGTTGAGCCCCGGCGCTGAGTTTCTTCTTCCCGCGGCGGGCGACGGCCCGCGAGCCCTTGCCGAGTGCGTGCGGTCGCGTCCCCTGTTCGACGAGGTGCGCGTAGTACGCGGGCACCGCGAGCACCGGCCGGCGAGACCCGCGACGTTTGACGAGCTTGCGGACCTTCGTCCGCGGGCCGACCACCGCGAATGCGATGGTCTTACCCTTGCGCCCCTTCTGCCCCTTGATCCCGAGCGATTGTTTCAGTGCTCCGCTTGAACGCGGAGCCGAACCCTTCGCCGACTTCTGAACCACCTTCGCCCCGTCCTTCACGGCCGCGAGCGTCACCCGTCGCTGTTGCGTCGCCTTGTCGAGTTTCTTGAGCCCGGACAGGTCGAGTTGCACCTTCGTCCGGAGGATGGCCACGGCTCACCATGTGATTGCGGTGCATTGGAGAACCGTTTCCCACGCGGGCCGGTCGAACCGGACGGAGTCGATCCCGTACACCGTGCCGGACCCCTCATCCCGGACCCGGTCCACGGACGCGACGGCGGGCCGGCCCTGAATGCGGATCGTCGCCGCGCCGCCCGTCTGCCGAAGCCCGTTGTCCCGCGTGTCCGGCGAGTCGGCCTGAGTGAGTTCGGCCGCGTGGCGGCCGGTCCCCGGCGGCGGGTCCGGCCACGATTCCACTTCCTCCCCGCTGGCGTCGGCCGCCGCGAGCGTCCGCGTCAGGATCGTGACGCGGTCCACGAACCGACCGATTCCGGGCATCAGCGGACCTCACCGAATTCGAGGGAATCGAGCATCCGGCGGGCGACCGCGGGGATTCCCGCCTTGGCTTCGTCGCCGCGGTTTTTCCACCGGTGCGCGACGATTTCGAGAATCGCCGACCGCACCGCCGCGGGGATCGTGGCGAACCCGGCGACGAACCGAACCGTCACCGCCTCCGGCCGGTTCGCCTGCGTCGCGGGCCACCCGTTCACCGGAACGATCCGGGCCGGCTCGCCCGCGACCGCCGTGTAGTAATCGACGGCGCTCATCGTCTGTTCCGCGCCGGCCGCGTCGAAATACTTCACCCACGTCACCGCGGAGCACGGCGGGCGGGGGAGCCGGATACAGTCGGCCCGCCCGTCGTCGAGCCGGGGGAACTCGTCGAGGGCGAGCGTGTACGTCGCCGGAGAGAACTGCCGGCCGCACTCCGCTTCCGCCGCCGCGGTCGCTTCCGCGATCAGGGCCGTAAGGTCGGCGTCCTCGTCGTCGGTCGTGACCCGGCAGCGGGCCTTCGCCTGCGCGAGCGTGACGGGGTCCGTCGCCGGCGGGGTGACGAGCGTCAGCGCGAACGGTTGCGGCATCGCGTCCCCCTATACCCCTCACGTCACAACCCGGACCCGACTTGCACGCTAGTGCAGTGCGACGATATTCGTGGCCGTCGTGCCGGTCGCCCGGACGTGCGTCGGTCGGACCCACAGCACGGAGCCGGCCGTCACGCCGGTGAGCGTCACGTCCGCGGAGTCGTCGCGGAGTCGCATCACGATGTTCCCGGCCCCGCCGACGAACAGGAACCGCGGCACGTCTACGAGCGGGTTCGAGTTGTGGGGCGTCACCGCGAACCCGCGGGTCGTCGGCGAGTCCAGCCCGTGCGAACTGTTGGCGAAAAAGTCCGGCATAACGCCCCCGTTGGTGAAGGGCGGGGCCGCGGAGTCGAACCGCGACGGCCGTGGCCGCAACCGTGCCCCGCCGGTTGTCACTGCTTCTTCTTCGCGTCCTTGGCCTCTTCGACGACGGCCTCGGCGAACCCGGCCGCGATCAGCCGGGCCGCGTCCTCGGCGTCGGGCCAGTAGACCAAGTCGCCCTGTTTGTAGCCGCGAACGTCGGTGACGATCGCGCCGAGAATCTTGAGCTGCAAAGCTTCCTCCCGCTGGAATTTGAGGGTAAAACGCGGGGCGGCCGGACCGTCCGGCCCCCCGCACGCGCGACGGTTGGGTATTCGATTAGGCTTGCGTCAGTCGCTTGATCGCGTTGCCGTTGATCACCCGCGAGTCCGACCGGAGGAACGCGACGAACCCCGTTTGGTCCTTGTCCGCGTACCGCTCTTCGAGCCGGCGGACCCGCACTTCGCCGGCGTCGCGGATGACGAACTTCGAGAAGTCGCCGTACAGCATGGTGATGTTCGTCGTCGCGATGGTGGACACCATGCCCTGATTCGCCCACACCGGCCGGCCGTAGACGCGGTCAACCTCCCCGTCCCGCCACGACGCGACGAACAGCGGGCGGTTCTGCGTGTCAAGCAGCAACGCGAGTTGCAGCTTGATGTTGTCGTGCATCATGTACCCGACCGACGGCCCCGCGTCCCGGTAGGCCGGGTCGATGGCGTGGGCGAGCCGGATCACCTCCGTCGCCGCGATTGCGGTCGCGGACGCGGTCGTGATGCCGGCCGTCGCGCCGGTGACGACACCTTGCGGTTGCGCCGTGCCGGTCCCGGTCGTGAACGCCGCATTCTGCGAACGGCCGATCCGCTCCCCGGCCAGCTCGCCGATCATGGATTCCATGTCGAAGCCGGAATCGTTCATGAGCTCGAACGAAACGGGAATCAGCCGGCTGCCGTACTTGAACGCGCCGAAACTGACCTGGGCAATGGTCGGGTCCACGGTCGCGATGGTCGCGTTGTCAACCAGCAACTCGCCCAGGTTGCCCGTGTCCGACACGGTCGGATAGGGCATCACGTTCCCGCCGTCCGTGCGGATGATCCGGGCCACCGACCGCAGCGGGGACGTGGCCAGCAGGAACCGCTCGAACTCGCCGGAAAACCCCTGCGGGACGAGAAACCCGCCGGCCGCCCCGGTCGCCGTGCCCATGTCCCGGAACTGCCGCGGGTTCTGCGAGAGCCGGAAGACGAATTCCTTCTGGTGGCGCAGCCGCTCGAACGTCGTGCCCATCCGCTCGCACGCGGATTCCTGTTCCTCCGTCGGTTCGAGGTCGTACTGCGACCGGCACCACGCCTTGAACACCGTCGCCCGCGTCTTCGCGGCCTCTTCCGGCGTTTCGCGGACCATGCCGAACGAGTCGCCGCCGCGGGCGAGAATCCCGCCGGCCACGGTGCCGGAGCGACGGGCCGGCGGGGTCGGGCGGGACCGCTCGGGCTCCGGCGGCGCGGAATCGGCGATGGCCGAAATCGCTTCGAGGTCGGCGTTGACGGCCGCCATTGCGTCGTTCACCGCCCCGAAATCGGCTTGCAGTTTCTCGAACGCGGCCTTCTCGTCCGCGCTCATCGCGCGTTCCTCTTTGCGGATCGTCTCGCCGATTTTGTGGACGGCCGCGACGATGTTCGCGCGCCGTTCGGTCAAACCCTTCAACTGAAATTGCAGTGCCGCCATGAAATCATTCCTCGGCCGGTAGGCCAGTGGGTAACGGCCCCGCGACGTGCGGACGGCCGGGGAATCCGATCAGTGAGCCGCCGCCATCCGAAACGCCGCCAGTTCGATCTCGTCGGCCTGCCGCCGCCACGATTGCGCCCGCAGTTCCGCGCGGACCGCTTCGGCCTCGCGCCGGAGGTCGGACGAACGGGCCGCCGCTTCGGTCGCGGTGTACGCCGGGTACGTCACCGGCCCCACGTCGAACAGCTGCACGTCGTTCAGCTCGATGACGTACATGCCGGGCAGTTCGCGGATCGTGCGCGACCGCTCCGAGAACGCGAACGACGAGCCGGACACGTCGCCGCGCCTGAGCATTGCGAGCACGTCGCGGGCCGCCTGCGTGTCGGGCGGGTCGATCTCGTAACGGAGCCCGCGGGCATCGACCGACAGGCGAAGCGTTCCCGATTTCGACCGCCCGAGCACGAAATCCGGGCAGTGGTTGAACAGCGCCCGCACGTCGTCCTCGCGAATCGCCGCGTCGAACGCGCCCGGCATGATGCGTTCTTCCACGTCCGACCACAGCCGGAACGCGGTGCCCGGAACGTTCGGGTCGTAGAACACGGCCGCGTAGCCGACGATCATCGGCGAGCCGTCCGCCCGCGTCTCGACGGCCGGGGCCGGGATTGCTGGCGACGGGAACGAGCGGCGCGAAACGGTCGGCCTCACGGGTTCACCTCGTCGGGGGTCGGGGTCGGGTCGGGCTGCGAGGTCGCCAGCGGTTGCACGTTCACCGGCAGCGTGAAATCGGAACCCTTCCCGCCGGGGATCGGGTTCAAGTTCTCGAACCCGCGAACCTCGTCGCGGGAGAGCCAACCGCCCATAACCGCCTGCGAGTAGTAATTCCCGCGGGCGGATAGGTTCGTTCGCAACAACTCCTGCCGGGCGAACTCAATCGTGTGCGTGTCGTTGGCCTTCTCGTCCTCGGAGAGTAGTTTGTCCGCGTATTCCTCTTCGTGCGTGATGAGCCATCGGTCGAGCGTGTCGTCGTGGTAGCTCTGGTTCTCCGATTCCAACGAGTTGTAAGCCGCCTTTGTGGGGTCGCCGACCTTGTGGGCCGGGACGCCGAACACGTTCGCAATCTCCCTCGCGTCGAACTCAAGGTTCTCGATCAGCTGCGCGTCCTTCGCCGTGGCCGCGACCGTCGAGAGTTTCGCCCCGTCGCGGAGAATCCCCGTCCGGTGCGCGTTGTTGATCCCTTGATGCAGCCGCTCCCAGCTGCGCCGCAGATTCTCGACGGCCGTGTCCTTCATGCCGGCGGGAACCTCGATCACCACCGTCGGCCGGGCCGAATTGCGGAAGTACCGCGCGCCGTAGTCCCGCGCCGCGACAGCCTTGCCGAGCGTATCGCGGAGCAGTTTGAGCACCGGGTATCCGCACAGCCCGTCGAACCCGAGCCCGCGAACGTGAATCACGTCCGTCGCGGGGAGCCGAACCATCTCGAACCGGTTGTTCCCGGCGGGAAGGTGCGTGACGTACCACAGTTCCCCGCCGACCTTTACCGGGCTCGTGCGGTCCGGGTCGAGTAGCATCAACTCCACCGGCCGCCCGCCCGCGTCGCGCACGACGTAGGCGTAACCGTTGCCCTCCGTCAGCGCGTGGGCCTGAAGCGTTTGCCGGAACGTGAACGCGGTCATGAACGGGTTCGGTTTCCGCCGCAACAACCGGTAGGCCGGGTGTTGCTTGTCGAGCAACTTCCCCGCCCCGTCCCGCCGGAGCACGAACACCGGCAACCGCCCCACGTCGCCCGCGATCAGGTTCACCGCCCGCCAGACCGCCGAGTATCCGAGAGCCCGCTTCCGCGTCACCCGCACCCCGGCCGATGTCGGCCCGCCGTCGGCCTCGTCGAACAACGCCTGCGAGAGCGGAACGGCGGGGTTTTCGGCGGACACTAGAACACCTCGATTCCGTTGGTGTCGTAGAACGACGGGCGTTCCGCGTCGGGGTCAATCGCCATCGCCCGCCCGCGGGCCATCACCGCCGCTACGATGCCGTCGATTTTGTTTTTCGACTTCTTCCGCGACGGCATCTGATGCCCGGCCGCGTTCTGCACCAACACGACGTTGTCGGCCATCCACCGCACCGCCGGGTTCCCGTCGTGCCGAAGCCGGCCCGCGAGTAGATCGGCCTCGAATTCCTTCGTCGGCCCCGCGAACGCCGTCATCGCTTGCGGGAACTTCGCAACGTCGATCCCCTCTGTCGCGAGGTGGCCCGCGAGGTGCGTCGCGTTGAACGGGTCGAACGCGAGCCCGATCACCCGGAACCGCCGGGCCGCCTCGATTACCTCAGCCTCGATTCGGTCGGAGTCGATCACGTCGCCGGGTGTCGAGACGACGGACCCGGCCTCGATCCACGGGCGAGCGATTTCGCGGAGCTTCGTTTCCCGGTAGCCGACGCCGGTCCCCGGCATCCACAACCGCCACACGAACCCCCAGAACTCCGGGCGTTCGGGGTTCACCGCCGGCCGCACCTCGTCGGCGTCGATCCCGTCGAGCGGGAAGCACATCGCCAGCGCCGCGAAATCGCTCGACGATGCGAGGTCGAGCCCCGCGTAGCACGCGAACCCGGCGAGCCGATCCCACGAAACGCGAGCGTCCGCCGCCGCGTCCCACGTCTGAAGGGGAATCCACGCCGCGGAGTCCTGCGACCGGATGCCGAGCCGCAGCCGTTTCACCGCGTTCGCCGCCGCTGGCGAGTGCTTCGCCTTCTCGACGGCCCGCGCGATCTCGTCGGCCTGGACGCTCACGCCGAGATTCGGATTGGCCTTCACGAAGTTCGCCGGGTCGGTCCAATCGTCTTCGGCGTCGAGCTTCGCAATGAACCCGAAACGCGAGTCGTCGAGGATGACGCCTTCGAGAACTTGCGTCGTGTAGTTGTGCTCTTGGCCGTAAACGTCCTGCTCGCCCTCTTCTCCCGCGGTCGTGATTGCCCAGAGCAACGGCTGCCGCCGGGCACCCATCCCCGTCTCGATCACGTCCCAGAGTTCCCGGCCCCGCCACTTGTGAACCTCGTCGGCAATCGCGAGCGACGGGTTCAACCCGTCGAGCGTGTCGGCGTCTGCCCCGAGCGCGACGAACGTCGAGAACGTTTCCTCACTGACGAGTGAGTGAGCGTAGGGCGTAATCACTTCCCCGAGTTCCGGGGTTCGCGTCACCGCCCGCCGCGCCAGCTGGTAAACGAGCCGGGCTTGATCCCGCTTCGTTGCGACCGAATAGACCTCTGCGCCTTCCTCACCGTCGAGGGCGAGTGCGTACAGTGCGGCCGGGTAAACGAGCGTGGTTTTCCCCTGTTTCCGCGCCATCTCGCACCACGCGACGCGGAACCGCCGCGATCCGTCCGCCCGTTTCCACCCGTAGAGACTGCCGACGATGAACACCTGCCACGGTTCGAGCTTGAGCAGTTCGCCGCGGGAAGCCTTGTCGCCCTTGAGATGCGGGCAGAGCTCCCAGAACTCAACCGCGATCATCGCCTCTTCGAGATGCCAGCGGAGCCCGCGGGCCGGGCCTTCCGCGAGGTCGCGAAGATGCCGCTCGCACGCAAGGCGAGCGAGTCGCCCCGTAACGATCTCGCCCGCGATGACGCGCCGGGCGTAATCGGTGACGGGGTCAGGGGTGTTCATCCTCGGAACCCGCCCCCGTGCCCATCCGGTTCCGGAGCCGCACGATTCCGGACCGCGCCAGTTCCGACGCCGGCCGCCAGAAATCCGGCTCCGAGTCCCACTGAATCCAGTCCGCGTGATCCATCAGCCCGAGCAACACCGCGAGCCGGCGGAACTCCCCGAGCCGCCCGCGGTCCAACCACCACACGACGAGCGGTTCCGCCGTCGCCTCGCGTTCGTCGGGGTGTGCCAGCGCGAGCGCCGCCGCGAACAGCACGCCGGGCCGGGCCGGGCAGTGTCGAGCCCGCAAAACCTCGTCGGCCCTCATCGCCACTTCGGGTTCCGGGTGATCCGCGAGACGCAACGCGAGCACGACGGCCGGGCGATGATCCTTCGCCCATCGGCTCGCCTCGTCGCGAGTTTGGAAGTCAGCCGAGCACCACGCGAGTGCCAGCGGGATCGCGAGCACGTCGAGCAACGCAAGGAATGCGGACACTGCTACCCCCGTTGGCGGGCCGCCGCGACACGTTCGGCGAGCGTGAACACCCGGTTCGTGCCGGGTCCGGAATTGCCCCCGTCGCCCGCCCCGTGGCCGCGGGCCGCCGGCGTCAACCCGAACGCGGAGAGCATCGCCCGCACGCGGTCGAACGCCTCGCGCTGCAACCGGACCGCGGGGTGAAGCTTCTGGCGGTGCCCGATGATCTCGCCGCGGGCGGACTGGATCGGCTCCCGGACGATCCGCCCTTCGGCGTCAAGGGTCCGCGTGGCCGCCACCCATTCGCCCCACGCCGTGCAGTAGGCGACGAGCGCCGCCCGGTCCACCGCGACGAGAGCACCGACGGCCGCCAGCTCGGGAACCACCCGGTCCCACTCCGCGGACGCCTCCGGCGACAGGTCGCCGGGTTTGTCCGGGGCGGTCGCCGGGAGTTTCTTCGGCGGGACGGTCCGCCCGCCGGGGACGAGCTTCAGCCCCGGCTTGGGTCCGCGTTTCGCCATGACTCCCCGCTTAGAAATTGAGCCGCCACGCCACCCAGAACAGCCCGGCCGCGAACGGGGCGATCACCGCGAACCCCTTGCAGAGCGACCGCCGCCGGTCGATGTCGGGCTCGCCGACCACGTTCGCGAGGGTGTTCGCCGCCACCGTCGCGAGTAGCACGGCCGACGCGAGAACGATTGCAGTGGCCACGTCGAAACCCCGATGTGAATGAATGCCGTCCGTGGATCGCGGATACTCCGCGACGGTGGATCAGTCGGCCGCCTCGCGAATGATCAGCGTCGCGAACACGCCCTGCCCGAGCGTGCCGCCGCCGGCCGTCGCCACCGTCACCACCTCGAACACGTCGCCGGCCGCCACGGTCGCGGACGAGATGACGCCGTCAACCTTGGCGAACGCCGCCGTCCCGCTGTTCAGGGTGATGACGCTCGTCAGGATCGTCGTGCCGTTCCGCCGAAGGTCCACCGTCACTGTCGCCGCGCCGACGTTCGCCACGGTCAGCCCGGCCCGGAACGCCGTCAGGGTCCCCGCACCGCGGGCCACATGGATCGCCCGCCGCTCGGACACCGCCGCCACGCCGTGCGCCTGCGCGAACGGCTCGATGTACTGGTGCTGCAGCTTGTCCGACCCGACGGGGTCGGAGGCGTTCATTTGCGTGTCGCCGACGCAGGTTGCCGGCAGCCCGACCGATGTCGCGCGGAGCACCCCGCGGACAACCAGGTCGGTATCGAGTACGCTCGTTGGCATCCGCAGAACCTCGCAGGTTAGCCCGGCTCGCCGGCCGGTTGTGGTGGGAACATCGCCGCGAGGATTTCACCGGGCGGGTTCAGCACCTCCCGCCCGGTGCCGTTTTTCAACACCACCGTCGCGCCGACGGGCGACGGGTGAACC